TGAAGCTTTAAATGGTGAACGCTATGAAGACGCTACACATAGAATTATATCAATGTATTGCGCTACAGGTTTTCATTTTAAAAGCGGTGATAACACTGTAACAGCTGCTACAACAGACCATTATTTTCCAGGCGGTGTTTATTATGATATCGCTATTCCCGTTGAAGACGTTCGTATTGCGGTAATTTTAGCGTCTGGTACAGATACTGTTTATATTAGTGAACGGGGTAAATAATGACCTTCAATTATTCAGGTCTGGCAGCTGCTGCGCTTCGTTTAATTGATAAATTCGGACGTAATGTTACGTTACGTTCTGTTACCGCTGGTTCTTACGATACTGCAACAATGACAAAAACAGGCGCTTCAGACGCTGATAAAGTCGTTAAAATGGCTATTGTAGAATATAAACAATCACAAATTGACGGTGAAGTAGTACAGCGCGGCGATGAATTAGGGCTTCTAGCTGCTTCAGCAGTAACAGCTAAACCTGTTGTAAACGATATTGTAATTGATAGCGTACAGTATAAAATAATTAATATTGAAACAATTAAACCAGGCGATACTGCTTTACTATATAAGCTTCAGTTAAGAAGATAATCATGACAAAAAGCAATCATACAATAGAACTACAAGAAGCTTATAATAATAAAGTTATAGGGCTTTTAGACAAAGTTGTTCGTAAAACTGCTTTAACTGTTGATCGTGAGTTAGTTTTAGAAACACCTGTTGGTAATCCTGACTTGTGGAAAAATCCCCCACCACCTGGTTATGTAGGCGGCCGTGCGCAAAGCAACTGGTTAGCGTCAATAAATACGCCTAATACAAAAGCTGGTAAAAATACAACACGTAGCGCTTCAGACACTGTTCAGGCTAAAATGGCTGGTTTTAAAATTGAAGATACTATTTTTATAACTAATAACGTCCCGTACATTACAGAATTAAATAACGGTCATTCAACACAAGCCCCTGCTGGTTTTGTTGACGCTATTGTTGCGCGTAATAAACGCAAAGCTAATGAAGTGAAAGGTTTGTTATAATGCCTACATATAGACAAGCTGTAACCGCAATGCAGGATTATTTCAACACAAGCTGGAATGACGATACACCAGTTTTATTCGATGATGATGCGCAAGACGTGCCTGAAGAAACTTTTGTACGTTTTAACGTGCAACATAATGAAGGTTTTCAATCAACAATGGGCGCGCCAGGTAATAACCGTTTTCAGCGGCGCGGTCTTGTAATCGTTCAGATATTTCAAAAACAAGGTGATTTTGCGATTGATGCACGTGAAAAAGCAGAAAATGCGCTTGCGTTGTTTGCTGGCGTAACAAATTCTGATATATATTATTATGACGGTTATATTCGTGAAGTCGGAAATGACGGGCGCGGATGGTATCAAATTAATGTCGTTACGTCTTTCAGATATGACGAAATAACCTAAACGAAAAGGAATTATTATGGTTGACAGTTCACAGACAAGACTAGCTTACGTAGAAGAAAGTACTTACGGCACAACACCAGCAACGCCTACATTACTTGAAGCGCGTTTTACAGGTGAAGGTTTAAACGCCAATATTGAAACAGTAACTTCAAACGAAATACGCGCAGACCGAAACGTTACAGACGTTATTCAAACTGGTCAAAATGCTGGTGGTTCGGTTGATTTTGAACTATCTTACGGGTCTTTTGATGACTGGCTTGAAAGCTTAATGTTTAATACATGGGCTACAAACGTCCTTAAAAATGGTAATACGCAAAAATCATTCTCATTAGAAAAAACTTTTGAAGCTGGTGGTACAGATCAATACCATAGGTTTACAGGCGCTGTAGCTAATTCTATGAATTTATCAATTCAGGCTGGTCAAATTGTTACAGGGTCTTTTGATTTTCTTGCACAAGGCGCAGCTACGGCACAAGCGGCTATTGCTGGTTCAAGTTATACAGCACCTAATACAAACGATGTTATCAACGCTGCTACGAACTTTGCAGCCTTAGCTGTTACTGGTGTATCAGCGCCTGAATTAACTGCGCTTAATTTAAGTATTACTAATAACCTGCGTCAACAGCGTAAAATTGGTTCTTTAGATAGCAAAGGATTAGGTACAGGACGCTTTGAAGTAACTGGTGACTTTACTGCTTACTTCGAAAATCAAGAAGTCTATGATCTATTCTTAGCTAATACAGCTACTGATTTATCTTTTCAATTAGGCGGTGTATCTTCTAAAAAGTACACTTTTGAAATGGATAAAATTAAGTTTGAAAGCGGTGAAATTACCGCTGGCGGTAATGACCAGGATATTCTAGCTAACATGACATTTCGCGCATTGTATGAAGGTAATGACAATACATTGAAAATTACACGTACACCGTAAAGTAATAAATCCCGATATTTTCTTACTTAAACCTGGTTGTGTTTTGTTGGTACGTCTGCTTTAATCGGGTGCAGACGTACCAACACAATGCGCAACTTTTAACCCGATAGGTAAACCATGACAAAAGACTTTACAAGCCCATATGATATTTACGAAACAGATGCTTCATTAGAAGCAGAAAAAGGCGTTACGCTTCAATATCCGTTTGGTGAAATTACAATTCACCGTGCAGGTGGTTCAAATGCTAAATTCGCGCAGGTCTTTAATGTAAAGTTAAAACCGCATAGACGCAAGCATGAACAGGATATTTTAGAAGATGAAATTAAAGAAAATATCTTAATTGAAACATATGCTGAAACAGTCATAGTGGGCTGGAACAATATTAAAGACCGTGAAGGTAAGAATTTAAAATTTAACGTTAAAAACTGCGTTAAATTATTAAAAGACCTGCCTGAACTATTTAAAGATATTCAACTTCAAGCAAATGATTTTGCTACATTTAAAGCTGAACAAGAAAGCATTGAAGAAAAAAACTAACAAACGTCCTGCTTTGGTACAAAGAGTGGGGCGCGCAGTTAGAAACATTAATACTGCTGCATAACAGCGGTAAATATGTTAAAGCTATTGTAGAAAGACCTTTATTATTACCTGGTCTACAGTTCTATTATCACGGTTATCAACAGTTAAAGCATGATAGACCTGTAGGGATGTCTGTAGGTTCTATACCGTGGAGTTCTATTATAAAATGGTGTGAAGTATATCGCATACATGATATAAATGATATAGAAACAGTAATTCGTTATTTTCGCGCTATGGAATTAGCAGAATATGAATATGACGAAAGAAAAAAAGGTAAATCATGACCGCAGACGCAAATATTATTATAGGCATTAAAGGTAATACGCAAGGCGGTAAAGTCATTAAACGTAGTCTTGATGATATCAATAAATCAGCTAATAACGCTACGCGCGAAACTGAACGTTTTGACAAGCAAATGAATAAAACCAGTAGGACGGCGCAGCTTTTTGGCCGCGCTTTAGGCGCTGTAGGTGGCGCGCTAATTGTTAGATCGTTAGGCCGTTTATCTGATGAATTTACAGTTCTTGATACAAGTATTAAAAACGTTACAGGTAGTTCTGAAGAATATGACCGCGTATTTAATTCATTATTTAAGACCGCGCAAGAAAACGGTGATGTGTTTAGCGGTCTTGTAGCTACGTATCAAAAATTGAACGTATCGCTTGAAGAAAGCGTAGCTAAATCTGTAGACCTTACAAAAGTTACTGAAATTCTAAGCCGTGGTTTTGCAGCTTCAGGAACAAGCGCGCAAACAGCAGCTGGTGCTTCATTGCAATTAACACAAGGTTTAGCTACAGATTTTCAGGCAGCAGGACAAGAATTAAATTCCATTATTGAAGGCGCGCCGCTTTTGGCTAAAGCTATTGCTATCGAATTAGGCGGTAAAGGCGCTACAGATTTAAAGCGTTTTGCGCAAGAGGGTAAATTGACCGCGCAGACATTTCTTGAAGCGTTAATAGCAGCTGAAGACGCTGTTAAAGAATTTGAAATTCCTGATACTATCGGGCGTTCAATTCAGCGTATTTCAAATGAGTTTTTACGCTTGACAGGTGAAAGTGAAACGTTACGCGCGGTTTCAGCAGGTGTTGCTGAAGGTTTCAATTTTGTAGCTGAAAACATGGGTACAATGTTTAAAGTAATGGCTGTAGGTTTCGGCGCTTTCGGTGGTTATATATTGGCTACGAAAGGTTTAGCGCTTGCCATAGGCGCGGCTTCAGGCGCTTTCGGTATATTTAATACTGTTTTGTTAGCAAACCCTTTAGGTTTATTTGTAGCAGCTTTAGCAGCAACTTCTACAGCAGCTTTTGTCTTTCGTGATGAAATCGAAGCGTCCATTATCGCTGTAGTTTCTGAAGTTATCATTTTTGTTGATAAAGCTATTGCTAAATTAACTGAATTTAAAAATTTCGCTACACAAGGTTTAGCAGCTGCTTCTATCGGCGTACAGCAAAGCGTGGGTTTAATTAGTGAAGATGTAGCTAACCAGGCGCTTTTAGAATTAGGTGGTCAATCTAACGGTGTATCAACACGTTTTGACGCTGCTACAATACGCGCTGAAGCGAATAATTTAATAAGCGGTTTAGGTAGTAATGATAACGCGCGTCAATCAAATATTACTTTTAATCCTACAGGCGCTGGTGGTTCACGTAGTAACGCTAAAAGCGGTAAAACAAAAGTAAGTCAAGAAGCGAAAGACCTTTTAGATATAGTTGAAGATACGCGTACTGAACAGGAAGCGTTATTTAATGAAATTGAAAAACTTGAGCGCCTTAAATCATTCGCTAAAACTGAACAAGAAGTTCAGGCTATTGATCGCGCGTTAATGGTTGCTAATCAGGAACTAGAAACAGCGTCTACAACTATTCCTGGTCTTGAAGATAAATTTAAAGATTTACGGGACGGTGCAGACGATTTTGCTAAAAGCGCTGGTGATGCTTTTGGTGAAGTGATAACAGGCGCTACAGACGCTAAAAGCGCTATAAGCAATCTTTTATCGTCATTTGCTTCACAACTTGCCAGTGATGGTTTCAGCGGTCTTGTAAGTGGTATTTTAAACGGTTTCGGTGGTTCTGATAGTGGTGGCGGTATTTTAAGTTCTATTTTAGGCGGCTTCAGCGGCGGGGGCGGTG